GACGTGAGCCGGCTGCAATCGATCGACGTCTACCGCGTGCTTGACCTGTTCGGCGTGACTGATCAGGCAATCGGGCATGCGGTCAAGAAGCTGCTCGCAGCCGGCGGCCGGGGGCACAAGAGCGTCGAGCGGGATATTCAGGATGCGATCGACACGTTGCAGCGCTGGCAGGAAATGCGGACTGAGGATGAAAAGTTCTAATGGAATGGGCCATCGGTGCAGTTGTGATCGGATGGACATTGTTGGTGGCGTGGTTAATTAAATAGGGGGAATGAGATGGAAGAAATCAAGATGCTGGTCGATATGGTTGCTCACTTGCCGGAAATGGCGCTTTGGGTAATCGCAGCATTCTGGGCTTACAAGGTTGTCGTTATTGGCTCGATCTATGGCGTTATCAAGCTGGCGATCAATAAGGCGCATTCATGGCTCACAACGCCAAAGTATAAGTTGGTGGAGCTTCGGCACGAGATCGACGGCATTTGCTTGGACTGCGGGCCGCAGATTTTGGCGCAGTTACGGAGGCTCATCAGAAAAGACCAAGGCCTGAATTTCCTGCACGGAAGCGAAGCGGATTGGCTGCGGGAGGCAATCGATGAGAAGGTGGCGCGCGAACAGGCCGGTAGGAACAAATGAGAGTCGCTCGCGTAGACGCCAATCAGGCGGAAATCGTGGAAGCGCTGCGCGAGGCCGGATGCTTCGTGCAGTCGCTGGCAACGATCGGCAAAGGCTGTCCCGACATCATGGTCGGCAAGGGCATGAAGTGGCACGTCATGGAGATCAAGGATGGCACCAAGCCGCCAAGCGCTCGCAAGCTGACGCCAGACGAGGAGCGCTGGCACCAACGGGCAAAGCTATTCGCCCCGGTCCATGTAGTGGAAAGTGCGGAGCAGGCAATCAAGATAGTGATGGGTGAGTAAATGGCAGGAAATCGTAAACCACGCAAGGCGCGCAAGCCGAAAGGCATTCCCGGCGCACTGCCAATCACGTTCGGCATGCTGCAGGAAAGTTCGACTGAGTTGAACGTGACAACGCATCTATGCGCAGAGGCATTCCGCGTTGGGCTTGGAGATAGGCAAATGGCTTACACGCTGGCCAATGCGCTGAACCTTGGCGCCATATTGGTCCGGAATTATGTCGAGGACGCACCGAAGCTGATTATGGCTGCCGGCCTCGAAGCAATCCGGCGCGTATTGGAGCGCGGGGAATCTGGCGAGTGGAGATTTGTAGGTGAGGAATTGGCCGCGATTACTGAGGCAATCGCACTGTCCAGCCAATTACAGGAAATGGCAACGCGACGCGAGCTGCGAGACGGGATCGTGGAGATTCTCAAGCACGCCGCCTAATCGGTGAGTATTTACGGGGAGAAGAAGAATGAAGAAACGGCTAGAAGAGCTCTTTGATTCGAGTTCTGGGTACCTCTGTTTGCTGATGGTCATTGTAATCAGCATGCTCATAGGTGCGGATATGGCCAGAGGCCGGTGGGCGAGCGCAGCTGTCCTTCTGTTATGGCTCTGCGGCTACTCAGCAATGGTCGTCACCTACATGCGGCGTAAAGGTCCATGACCGACGACCAATTCTGGGCACGCTGGCGGCGAGAAGGGAAAGAGGAAAGCCGGGCGCTGGCAAAGCATAAGTATTCAGATCCATCAAAAACAGTCAGGTTTGAAAAAGAAAGGGGCAGAATGCAACGCGATATAGACGAGGTGGACGTACTCCTTGACCTTTGGGCGGACTGGATGCGGACTTGGGAAGGGCCGGACGGTCACCGCGTGGCGGTCGGCTTCATGACTGGATCGCTGAAAGACTCCGATGAGTTGCACGCGGCAGCCGATCAGGACCGCATAGAGCGCATCGATGCGGCATTTGACAGCCTGCAGCCTATATATAAAGAAGCCATCATGCGGCATTACAGCTTGGGTTCTCGCGTGTTCCGTTTCGCTAGAGACGTATCATTCGAGGACGCTAAGATTGTTATGCGCGTCAAACTGGTGGCGAAAGGACTGCTGTAAATAGTTGTTGTAAACGCCATCTCGTTTTGGTATATTTGGGGTAGGGGCTTCGTGCCCGCAGAATTTGAGAGCCAGCCTAATCCGCTGGCTCTTGTCGTTTACGCGACATCAACAGTGTCTCCTCCCTTCTCCTGAAGGAACTCGCCGCCCCTGAGCAATCTCGGGCGGCTTTTTTATTTCACCGACTTGCGGCGGCTCCCGCATGCTTTAACTTGGCTTCGAGCCATGCGAAACACACCATGAGCGACAAAATATCGCCATCTGTCGGCCAACTTAATCGCAGCGGCCGGAAGAAGGGCGCACTGAATAAGGTAACGCGGACAGCCAAAGAGGCGATTGCTCTGGCTGCGGAAGAGCTTGGCGGATCTGACCGCCTGGTTGAATGGGTCAAGGAGGATCCGGCGAACGAGCGCGTATTCTGGGGCACGATTTACCCGAAGCTGCTGCCACTGCAGGTGACAGGCGAAGAAGGCGGGCCGGTTCAGGTCGAAAGGATCGAACGTGTCATCGTCCGTCCTAAGGATTGAGACGCCGGAAGTATTCGAGCCACTACTGCAGCCAGCTCGCTACAAAGGCGCGCATGGCGGTCGAGGCTCAGGTAAGTCTCATTTCTTCGGCGAGATGCTGATTGAGCGCTCGATCATGGAAAAGGTCGATGCCGTCTGCGTCCGCGAGGTGCAGAAATCGCTCGATCAGTCGGTCAAGAAGCTGCTCGAAAACAAGATTGAAACCCTGAATGCCGGGGCTTACTTCGAGGTGCAAGACAAGAAGATCTACTCGAAGAAGGGCGGCTTGATCATATTTCAGGGCATGCAGAACCATACGGCCGACTCTATCAAGTCGCTGGAAGGCTATGACATTGCATGGGTGGAAGAAGCACAGAGCTTGAGCCAACGCTCGCTGGATCTGCTTCGTCCGACCATTCGCAAGCCCAATTCGGAACTGTGGTTTAGCTGGAACCCGAGCGAGGAAACCGATCCGGTCGATGCGCTGCTTCGTGGAGAGAATCCCCCTCCTGGCGCAATCGTGGTTGAGGCGAACTTCCTTGATAATCCATGGCTGCCTGACGTGCTGCGCGCGGAAATGGAGTACGACAAGCGGCGCGACCCGGACAAGTATGCGCATATCTGGCTCGGCAAGTATCGGCAGAACACCGAGGCGCGGGTATTCAAGAACTGGACCGTGGAAGAGTTCGAGCGGCCAGCCGGCACGATTCACCGTCTCGGCGCTGACTGGGGCTTCTCGGTCGATCCTTCGGTTCTGGTGCGCTGCGACATCGAAGGCAACCGGCTGTATGTCGATTATGAAGCGTACATGGTCGGCTGCGAGATCGTGAACCTGCCAGAACTGTTCATGAGCGTGCCTGATGCTGAAAAATGGCCGATTACGGCGGATTCAGCAAGGCCGGAGACGATCAGCCACATGCAGCGCAACGGCTTCCCGAAGATACGGGCAGCAATCAAGGGTGCGAAATCGCTGGAAGAGGGCGTCGAGTTCCTCAAGAGCTTTGACATCGTGGTTCATCCGCGGTGCAAGCATCTGATCGATGAATTGACGCTCTACAAATACAAGGAAGATCCGCTAACAGGCGCGATTCTCCCGATACTGGACGACAAGGACAACCACGTCATTGATGCGCTGCGCTATGCCTGCGAAGGTGCGAGGCGAGCGATCAAGAAAAGGCCGGTAGGCGAGAAACCGAAACTCAATTTACCCGTGGGTTCGAACTCATGGATGGGATGAAATGGCAAAAGCAGACGACAAACTGATCGAAGAAGCGAAAAAGCGCTTCCAGCGATGCGAGGAGCATGAGGCGAAAACACGCCCGCTGTGGATCGAGGACCGTCGATTTGCCAATGGCGATTCTGACAACGGCTGGCAATGGGATGAGGCTATCCGCAAGGCCCGCGAAGCGAAGAAGCTGCCATGCCTGACCATCAACAAGACCAAGCAGCACATTCGGCAGATCACGAATGACGGCCGGCAGAACAAGCCGTCTGTCCGCATTTCGCCAGTTGATAGCGGCGCCGACAAGAAAACCGCCGATGTCCTGAATGGCATTGTGCGTCATATCGAGAGCAATTCCAGCGCTGATGTCGCCTATGACACGGCGCTTGAGCACGCTGTAGAGGGCGGCATTGGCTATTGGCGCGTCACGACTGATTATGCGTCGGATGACTCATTTGAGCAGGAAATATTCATCAGGCGGATCAAGAACCCGCTGAATGTGTACCTCGATCCTGAGATTCAGGAGGCAGACGGCTCCGATGCGAAGTTCGGCTTCTTCTTCCGCGACATGCTGAAGGAAGAATTTGAGGCTGAATTCCCGAATGCTGAGGCTATTGGCTGGCCGCTGGAAGGCGGCAGTTCCTGGCTGAACAAGGATCAGATCCGCGTTGCTGAGTATTTCAAGGTCGTTGAGGAGCGCGACACGCTCATCGCTGACCCGCAAGGCAATACGCTCCTGCTGTCCGAGATGGAGCCGGACATGGCTGCTGCGGTCAAGGAGCAAGTCAAGGCGAAGGCATTGCGCGCTCGCAGCGTGAGCAAGCGCAGCGTCAAATGGTTCCTGATTGCTGGTGACCAGATCCTTGATTCGAAGGATTGGCCGGGGAAATACATCCCGATCGTGCGCGTCGTCGGTGAAGAGGTCGAGATTGACGGCGAGATCGACCGCAAAGGCCATACGCGGGGCATCAAAGACCCGCAGCGCATGTATAACTACTGGACCAGCTCCGCAACGGCAAACGTCGCGCTGCAGGGCAATCAGCCGTATCTTGCGCCGGCAGAAGCCATTGAGGGCTACGAGGAATACTGGAACAACCTGAACACGGGCGATTTCCCCTACCTTCCATTCAACGCGTGGAACGAGGAAGGCCAGCAGATCCCGATGCCGCAACGCCAGCAGCCGCCAGTAATGGCTCAGGCATTCATGCAAGGCATGCAGGTTGCTAGCGAAGAAATGAAGATGGCGAGCGGTCAATATGACGCTTCCATGGGCGCCAAGTCGAACGAGACATCTGGCCGCGCCATTACCGCGCGCCAACGCGAGGGCGATACCGCGACGTTTCATTTCATCGATAACGTAGCTCGCGCGATCAAATACACCGGCAAGATCCTGATTGACCTGATCCCGAAGATTTACGACACGCCGCGCGTTGCCCGCATCCTAGGCGAAGATGGCTCTGAAAAGATGGTCAAGATTGATCCGCAGCAGCAGCAAGCGTATGCGAAGCAGCAGAACCAGCAGACGCGCGAGATCGAGGAAATCTATAACCCGTCGGTTGGCCGCTATGACGTAACAGTTGATGTTGGCCCGAGCTACACGACGCGACGGCAGGAAGCATTCTATGCGCTGACCGACATGGCAAGCCGCAATCCGCAAGTGATGGCTGTTGCGGGCGATCTGGTGATGAAAGCCGCTGATTTCCCGATGGCGTCCGAGTTGGCCGAGCGCTTCGAGAAGACGCTGCCGCCGAATCTGCAAACAGACGGCGATGAGCAAGACCCGAAACTGATGCAAATGCAGCAGATGATCCAGCAGTTGCAAGGCCAATTGCAGGCATTGGGCGCCGAAAAGAAAGCCGAGAACGACAAGCTGCTTATCGACCGCTACGCCAAAGAGACGGACCGCTTGAAGCTTCTGCTGCCAATGCTTGGACCAGATGTGGCGGCGCAACTCGCTGCAGAGTTTGGCCTGCAAGTAATCGCGTCGCCCGACATTTACCCTGGCGGGCAGCCGCCCGATCCGCAGCGGTTCGCGCAACCACAACCCGCTCCGGCGGGTTTTTTTACGCCTGAAGGAAGTGAGCAATGACGATGGACGTTTTCTCTCCCAAGCGCGGCGAAACAGTCAATATTGCGGCGACATCATCCGCAGCATCGGTGACGCTATCTGATGCTGGGAAGAGTTCGAGCAATGTCCGCATCTACAACGCTGGCCCGAATATCGCATTCATCCGCATCGGCGTGGGCGCTCAAACAGCAGACGTCACGAACAGCATGCCGATTCCATCGGGCGCCGTCGAGAGCTTCTATAAGGGGCAGGCGGATACGATTTCCGCTGTATGCGCGACTGGTGAGACGGCGAAGGTCTACTTCACGCCCGGAGAGGGCCAGTAGTGATCCGCGACAAGGGGCGGCCTCGGTGGCTCGGGCGCAGCGCGGCGGCTGATCAGTATTTCGCCAATGTCGTGCTGCTCGCGCATTTTGACGGCGCGAATGGGCAAACCGCGACGATCGATTCGTCGCCCAAGGCGCACACAATTTCGAGAATTAGTAGCGCGGCACTATCGACGGCGCAATCGAAATTCGGCGGAGCGGCAGCTTCCATGATCGGCGGCGTGAATTGCTGGTCTTCCGCAGATAGCGCGGATTGGGCTTTCGGAAGCGGGAAGTTCACCGTAGAGGGCTGGTTCTATTTCACAGCAGCGCCATCGGGAACGCAATCCCTGATTTCCCAATGGTCGGGGAGCAGTAGCTTGGGCTGGTTCTTTGGGTTCGCTGCCGGAAAGCTCGCTTTTTATTACTCAACGACGGGAAGTGATAGCCCGAATGTGACAACAACATGGGCGCCTTCCACCAACGCTTGGTATCACATTGCAGTCGATAGAGATGCATCTAATGTCATTCGCATCTATGTCGATGGCGTTGTAGTGGCGAGCGCGACGGTTGCATCCACCTTCTATGACTCCACACTGAATCTTGAGCTGGGTGGTTCTGTTGTGGGGTGGCCAAGCCCGTCTGGCTACATGGACGAAGTGCGCATTACGAAGGGTGTTGCGCGCTACGCCGGCGCATTCACTCCACCAACATCCGCATTCCCTAACAGTTAAAACCGTACTAGTCCGGTCTGACTAGGCTAAATCTACTTGGTAAATCCATGACAGACGAAGTAATCCAGAACGCGACCCCGGCGGCGCCCGAAACGGCGGAACAGGTGCAATCGGTCGAAAGCAACAGCACGGAAGCGACCACCGAGCAAACGCAGGAGCAACAGCAGGAACAGACGCAAGAGACGGCCGAGGAAAAGGCAAAGAAAGAGCCTTGGTTCCAAAAGCGTATCGGCGAACTGACCCGCGAAAAGTACGAAGCGAAACGAGCTGCAGACGAAGCGCGACAGCAGGCCGAGCAATACCGGACCTACCTCGCGCAGATTCAGCAGGGCCAGCAACCGCAGCAGCATCAGCCTGAAGTCGATGTCCGTACATTGGCGCAACAGGAAGCCGCTCGGATGGTGGCAGAGCAGCGATTCAACGAGTCATGCAACAAGGTACATGCGGAAGGCGTGAAGGAGTTCCCGGACTTCGATGCGTCAAACCGCAATCTTCAGATGCTTGGTGCCAGCCGTGAATTCTACGAACTGGCAACGAGCGCTGATGCGGGGCACAAGCTCCTTCATCACCTTGGACAAGAGCAGAACCTCGATGAGGCCGAACGCATCCTCCGATTGCCTCCTGTGCAAATGGCGCGTGAGTTGACGAAGCTCGAATACAAGCTGAGCCAGCCACCCGCACCCAAACCTGTATCGAAAGCCCCGGAACCGATTAAGCCAATCGGAGCCGGCGGGGTTGCCCCGAATGGCCTGAGCGATGAACTTCCAATCGATGAATGGATGCGCAGGCACAACAAGCGATAACCCCGGCCAATCCCCAATCCGACCCGCCTAGAGCGGGTTTTTTACTTTCTGGAGTCTGAAAAAATGGCAAATTCCCTGCTTACCCCAACCGCAGTCACCCGTAAAGCACTGGCTGTCCTGCATCAAAAACTGAACTTCATTGGCTCGATCAACCGCCAATACGACTCTTCGTTTTCCAACTCCGGTGCGAAGATCGGCGACACGCTGAAAATCCGCCTGCCGAACCAGTACACGGTCCGCACTGGCGCCACTCTGTCCGCGCAGGATACGACCGAGCAGAGCGTGAGCCTGACGGTCGGCACTCAGAAGGGTGTTGACCTTAACTTCACCTCAGCCGAGCTCACCCTGTCGCTGGATGACTTCTCGTCCCGCGTGATTGAGCCGGCGATGTCGGTTCTGGCCGCCAACATCGAAGCCGATGCCTTCAATATGGCGCTCGACGTACACCAGGCAGTGAACAACATCGGCTCTGCAATCAGCCTGAATAAAGCGCTGACCGCCCGCAAGATGCTGGTTGACGCCCTCGCTCCAGGCGATGCCCGCACGCTGATCCTGAATACGCAGGATAACCTCGACTTGGTTGACTCGCTCAAGGGCTTGTTCCAAGACTCGGCGGAAATCTCCAAGCAGTATCGTGAAGGCAAGGTCGGCCGCACCGCTGGCTTTGGCGACATCTACGAAAACACCATTCTGCCGTCGCAGACCACCGGAACATCCGCATCAGCAACCGGCTATTTGGTCAACGGCGCTGGCCAGACTGGCAGCTCCATTGCCGTCAACACTGGCGCAAACACCTTCAAGAAGGGTGATGTTGTGACTTTCGCGGGCGTGAACCGCGTTCACCCGGAAACCAAGGCTGACACCGGCGTGGCTCATCAGTTCGTCATCACAGCCGACTATGCTGGCGGCGCTGGCAACCTGGCTATTTCGCCTGCAATCGTCGTTACTGGCGCAACGCAGAACTGTACCGCATCCCCGACCAACGGCGGCGCAGTAACCAAGGTTGGTGGCGCATCGGCGGTCTATAAGCCGTCGCTGGCGTTCCACAAGGATGCGTTTGCATTCGTGTCCGCTGACTTGGTAATGCCGGAAGGCGTGGACTGGAAGGCTCGCGAAGTCTATGACGGCATCTCCATGCGTATCGTCCGCGCCTACGACATCAACAACGACAAGTTCCCTTGCCGTCTCGATGTGCTGTACGGCTACAAGACCCTGCGAGCTCAGTTGGCAGCTCGCATCCTGTCCAACTAACCATGATGCCCCGGCTTCGGTCGGGGCATTTTCTTTCGAGGACTGAATGGCAACCGAGTTTCAGGAATATCCGAAATCGCTGCACAAGGATGGCGATTGGGATGGCGATCACGTCATCGTCAAGGATGCTGATGAGGAAGCGGCGAAGCGCGCGGAAGGCTATCGCATGCTGAGCGAGCCGAAGATTGAGCAGAAAAAGCGCAAAGCGAAAGAGTAACCAATGCAGAAATACTCAAACAACATCACGAACCGCAGCGGACAAGCGATCGTCGGCGCAACCGTCACCGTGTCGCGTGTCGATGGCGGCGCTGTTACGCTCTACTCCGACAATGGCGTAACCACGACTTCAAATCCGCTGACGACTGATGCTAATGGGTATTTCGAGTTTTATGCCGCAGATGGGCGCTACAATCTGACCATCAATGGCAGCGGCATCAGGCAGTACGCGATCACCGATATTCTGCTGGAAGATCCGGCTGATGGATCGGCGGCACTTGCGGCAAGCACTGGGGCGGAGCGGGTGGGCTATGGTAGCGACACCGTGGACGGTGCTTTAAAAGCATTGCGGCTTGCTGATTATGCTGCGCTCCGTGCGTATGCCGGTGTGCAGGAATCCGCATATGTGACTGGCCACCTTGTCACATCCGCGCCGTCCGGCATTGCCGGCATGTTCGTGCGCGATGATGCGGACATCACCAGCGCGGATAATGGCGGCACGATCATCGTAGCGGCCAACGGCAAGCGGTGGAAGCGAGTATTTAGCGGCCCTGCGCATGTCACTTGGTTTGGCGCGAAGGGCGATGGGACGCTGACCACAGCGCAGGAATCGGCTGCGATCCAAGCGGCCATTAATGCACATCTCGCCGTCTATTTCCCGGTGCCTTCACTGTACTACAAGGCGAGCAACGTGCAGTTACGCACGGGCGTTACACTGCTAGGTGATGCGCAGTGGCTTGGCGTTGAGGGCGGCAGCGCCGGTAATTTCATGCTGGTGGGCGATGGCGTCAACCCCGTCTTCAAAACAGGCGTGTATCCAGGCAGCGATGGCACGCAAAACCGCGATATTACGGTGATCGGAATTTCCGCGCGCAACAATGGCGCTCAGGTGGTGGACTGGTTGGGGGCAAACAACTTCAAATTCATCCGCTGCGCCTTCGCCACATTCAGCTTCGCTGATGCGACCAAGGGCACGCTAAATATTCGGTATTCGTACCGAGGCACCATCCAAGATTGCAACATCACCGCTTCCGGCGGCGCCTGGGCCATTTCTGCCTATGACAACGTGAACGGGCTGAATGGGCAAAACAACATCATCACGGGCGGCTCTGCAGGTGGAGCGGTAGACATTGGGCAGGCACAGAATGTCCAGTTTAACAACTCGATTATTGAACAATCTCTGAAGGGGTTCCGTGTTGGCGCGTCTGGGGTGACAGGTGCGGGTATCTGCAACAGCGTTAACCTGGATGACAATTACCTGGAAGAGGTTGCGACACCTTACGAGATCGGCACAGGCTTCATCGTGCGGGGCTTGTCAATCAAGCGGGGGTTTATCAACAACAGCAACATCTCTTTGGCTGAGGATAATTACTTCAGACTCGGGCGCGTTCAGGGTTGGGAGATCGGGGGCGGTATCTCTATTTCTCGTAAGGCTGGTGGCACGAAAGAACTGTTCGATTTCCAATACACGGCAAGCGTGCCGTATATGGCGACTGCTGGGCAGGCCAGCGATATTTATCTGGCGAATGGCAGTGGTGCATTTCAAAAACTAACCAGTTTTCCGTCGCCTGTTTATCTTGGCTATTTGACTGGCCTAAATCGTATTCAGCCGACCATCGGGCAATCCACGTCAGGTATGCGCGTGTGGGAAAGCGAGCGCATCACAGCCAATATCGGCAAGACTGGCGTTGCGATGGTGTCAGCAGCGCCTTATGGGGGCGTGGTGGATGCCGTGGAAGTGTTTGACGCAACCGGCACGCTAGCATGCACCGTTGCCATCGGAACAGGCGCAGCATTTAGCGAAATCACCAGCTTTGACCCATCCTCACTGACTTACACATCGGGCGCTGCCATTGCCACGATTTCAGACGGTTCCTCGCCCGTTTCTGGCGCTGTTCTGTTCCGTGCGGGTGAAGTGATGAAGCTGACCGTGACGGCTGGCGCGGGTACTGGCTCTTTCCGCATCCGCGTGAAATGGCGTGGGCTGTAAACCGCATAAGGACACGACATGCCAATCATAGTTAGCGAAACGACAGCAAAAACATCCGTCGCCAAGCTCATCGCCCAGGCGCTCAAGGACATTGGCGCATTGGGCGTAGGCGAGACTCCGACCGCAGATGAGCAATCCGATTCATTCGACCTGCTCAAGCAGATGCTTGGGCTGTGGCAAATTGATGGCCTGATGATCTACGCGTCATCTGAGATCGTCTTTGCCGCAACCGGCGCGCAGACTTATACGATCGGCCCCGGTGGTGATGTCGATACAACTCGGCCGACTGAGATTGTCTCGGCATTCTGGCGCGATGGCGGTATTGACTATCCGGTCGAGGTATTGACGTCGAAAGAGGATTACGACCGCATCTGCATGAAGACGCTCGGCTCCATTCCTGAGGCCATCTACTTCGATCCAACCTATCCGCTCGGCAGTCTCTACGTTTATCCGCAGCCATCAACCGGCGAACTGCATCTTAATGTGCGGGCGCCACTGCCTGAATATGCATCCGTCACTGAGGATCTGAACGTGCCGAAGGAATACGAACTGGCGATCCGCTACAGCCTGTGCGAACTGCTTGCGCCGGCATTTGAGAGGCCATTGCGGCCCGATCTGGCGGCATTGGCAAAGAGGGCGCGCAAGCTGATCAAGCGCAATAACGTGCGCATTCCCGAGCTGAGCGCGTGTGTAGTGCCCAGCCGTCTGGCGTCATTTTTGAGCGGTAAATAGATGGCCGATCTTTCCTTGGCTGACAGCCTCATCGTACACGACGAAAAAACCGGCGTAATCAGTTTCAACCATGGCGGCGCTGACCCCGCAATTGTGCGGGCGCGCATCAGGAAGCTGACGACTGATTTACTTGCTCTTCCATCTGAGGATAAGCGGGAATTTGAGGTTAAGCACACGTTCCTGAATGGAATGTACATGCGCGAGCTATTTATTCCAAAGGGCTCGCTACTGGTCGGCAAGGTCCACAAGCTGGACTGCATCAACATTGTCAGTAAGGGCGACATCAGCATCTTGACGGAAAACGGGTCGGCTCGCGTAACGGCCGGCCATTCAACTGTGTCGCCGGCTGGCGTGCAAAAGGTGGGATTTGCCAACGAAGACACCGTTTTCATCAATGTATTCCGCACCGATGAGACAGATCCCGAGAGGGTTGAGGATGTGGTTGCGTGGGACAGCTACGAAGCATTTGATCGGCTGGCGTATCAGCCTGAAGCATTAGTTATTGAGGAGGAATGATATGTCAGTAGCATGGGTTGGGGCTGGCGTGGCGGCAGTCGGGGCGCTCTCATCGGCAGATTCGTCAAGAAGTGCGGCGAATAAGCAGGCAGATGCCGCGCGCGAGGCAAACGCAACAGAACTGCAAATGTATAACCAGTCCCGGCAGGATCAAATGCCGTGGTTGACGACTGGCGGTAGTGCGCTAAATCAGTTGTCGATGCAGCTTGGCTTGCCGGCGTATGTGTCGCAGGAGGGCCGGGACGCGATCCGGGCAAGCCTGCTGCCACAATTCACCACGCAAAGCACGACGCAAACGCCGGCTGTTGCCCCTATTTATTACGGCGGCAATCCAGATAATGGCCCGACCTATGAGCAATATCTTGCCTCGCAAGGTCAGCCCGCTACATCGACGCAGCAAAGCACCATTGATGAGGCCGGTCTAAACGCCGCGATCGAGGCGGAGATAGCCAAGCGGCAGCAGGCGGCGCAAAGCAATCCGCTCTATGGCTCTCTGACCAAGACCTTCACCGCGGCGGACATGAATGCCGATCCCGTATATCAGTCTGGCTTCCAGTTCGGGCTTGATGAGGGCGTGAAGGGCGTCAATCGACAAGCTGCGGCTGCGGGTTCGCTGAACTCTGGCGCGACACTGAAGGCGCTGACACGGTACGCGAACGACTACGCGACCACCAAGGGCGAAGGTGCCTATAACCGGTTCAACAACAACCAGACGCAGCAGTTCAACCGGCTCGCCTCGCTGGCGGGCGTCGGCCAGACCGCATCGACCAATCTCGGCACGCAGTCCATATCGACCGGTAATAGCTTGGCAAACAACATCACGGGCGCAGGCAATGCGCGTGCCGCCGGCTATATCGGGCAATCGAATGC